GTGTATTTTACTATATATCTTGTTTGGACTGCTCATACAGGCACAGGAAATATGAGTGTTGCAGGGCTTCCATTTACCAGTATTGCAACTGCTGGCACGTTTAATGCTCTTTCTACATGGAACCAAAACATTACAATGACAGCATTAAACTTATTAACAGCGTACGTTAACGTAAACGCAACTACTGTTGCCTTAGCTCAAAACCCTGTTGGGGGTGGTGCTGCTACTGCAGTAGCTATGGATACGGCAGGGAGTTTAATGCTTACAGGACATTATGAAGTAGCTTAACTACATTGGATTGATGTAGTCAGACACAAAGGAGAAACACAATGGCTTTAACAGAAGAAAAAGTAATAGACCAAATCACCGTAGTAGAAAATGGTACAATTGAATATCGTGAGGCTACGCGTATATTAAAAGATAGTGAGCAGATTGCAAAAACATATCACCGCTCAAGTTTAGCCCCCGCATCAGACTTAACAAACGTACCTGCTAGTGTAATAGCTATTGCTAACGTAGCGTGGACAAAAGAAGTAATACAAGCCTATAAGGATAGCCAAAATGACAACACTAATACCAAAATATGATCAAGGCGCAACAGGCGCCGTAAATAGACCGATTAATGAAAAATTAGCCGAAACTGTTAGCGTTAAAGACTTTGGTGCCATTGGCAATGGCGTTGCTGATGATGCAGGCGCTATTCAAGCGGCTATTACTTATTTACATTCTTTAGTTGGGGGTACGCTAATATTCCCTGCAGGAACGTATAAAATAGGCACTGCAATTGATTGCTACCCAACATCATCGGTTAGATTAGTTTTACAAGGAGAGGGTCAAGGTGTAACTACCATAACTACAGTGGAAAACATTACGCTATTTACACACGCTGAATCATTTGAATGTTACGATTTAAGTGTCTATCAATTAGGCACTGCAAAAACAGGCGTTGCTTTTGCGACTTCATCAACTAAACAAGCCGCATATTGTAGATATGAACGATGCACTATAGATGGATTTAAATTTGGTATTTGGTGGAGATTTTCTTTGTGGAACTCTTTACGAGATATGAGGTTTAATAATTGTGCTTGTGGTTTGAAAGCATCAAGAAATGCCCTAATAAACGACCAAACAAATCCTGCTGCACCTGCTAGTTGGAATACTAGCTCAGGCTTTTTTCATAATCAAAATACGTTTGATAATGTGCTTTGTAATGGGGGTGAAGTTGGCATTTATGGAACATTTAATGGAAATGTTTTTAGTAATGTAACTTGCCAAGGTCAAAGCAGTTCTACTGGCGCAAGTAATGTTGTGTTGCCTATTGGTCAACAAGGTACTGGTTTGTTGCTACAAAATAACGGAAGTAACACAAGTACATTTGGCTCTCAAGCCAATGCTATTGTAAACTACTATTCTGAGCTTACGCGCCAGCCAATTGTTTTAGAGTATGTTCAAGTATCTTTATCGTCAGTTTATTACCAAGGCGGAGCATCTAGTGATAAATATCCACAAGCAATTAAAGTAACAGGGGGAGTATTAAACGCTAGAGGATGCGTAAACACTGGGGCTGATTGGTTTGACTATCGTATGGTTGCTACTGATGCAACTATTTACGGAGACCCCACTGCGGGCACTACTTCTATAGCCGCTACTTTATCTGGTGCATATAGCTTAACAAATACAGACTGGTTCCAAACTGGTGTTAACATAGCTGTTACAAAACAATATACTTCTGTTGGTGCATCAACTACTGCGCTTGTTTCTACTATGGAGAATAAAAATACTTATAGTGTTGAGGTTGTCGCGATTTATGATGGGTCACAAATGCGGTCTGCTAGATTTCAAGTTGCGTACTATAACTCTGCTGTAGCAGCTAGAGTTATTTCAGATGCGGGTAATAGCGCAGATATTACTTGCACTACATCAGGCGCAACAATAAACATTAATACTACTGGCGGTTTAACATATATTGTTACAGCTACAGCAATTCAAAATAGAAAATTAGGGGCTTTCCCGTACGTTGGGTAAGCATATCTATTTATTAAAGGCTAAATAATGGAAAAACTATTCTCACTGTTTATGAAGCTGTCTAGCCCACGTATCCCTGTGGCGCTGGATAAGCAAGCTCACTTTAACGGAGGCGCAATCTTGGCCTTTGTAGCGTACTTCGTTATAGGCTACTGGGCCTTATTACTTGTAGCTATAGTAGCTGGCGCAAAAGAGTGGTATGATTACAAGCATCCTAATCATACCGCAGATTTTTATGATTGGTTAGCCACGACACTAGGGGCTATTGTTACATTAGGAGTTATATATGTCTGTTAACTTATCCCCTTTAGGCGGCGCTGGCGCACAGTTCTTCACCAACGATGGCGTCCCTTTATCAGGCGGTCTACTGTACACTTACCAAGCAGGCTCTACTACGCCTGCTACTACATACACATCAGGCTCAGGCATTACTGCCCTAGCTAACCCAATTATCTTAGACGCAGCAGGCCGAGTGCCTACTGGCGAGATTTGGTTAACAGACGGCATTGCTTACAAGTTTGTACTAAAAGACTCCACAGATGTATTAATTGCCACTTGGGACGGCTTGTCAGGCATTAACTCTAACTTTATTGCTTACTCATCGGTAGAAGAAACAGCGACGGCTACAGCCGGTCAGACGGTATTTGACTTATCGTTAACTTACATTGTAGGCGCTAATAGTTTAGCTGTGTTTGTTAATGGCAGTAATCAGATTGTTAACGTAAACTATTTAGAAACCGATGAGAACACCGTTACGTTCATAACAGGTCTTAACGTAGGCGATGTAGTTAAGTTTTCAACTGCCACGCCAGTTGCTACTAATGCTATGGATGCCGCTAACGTATCCTACACGCCCGCAGGCGCTCAAGCGGTGACAACTAACGTGCAAGCTAAACTTCGTGAGACAGTGTCTGTTATGGATTTTGGTGCAACTGGGGATGGTGTAACAGATGATACGGCAGCTATTGTTGCAGCCTTAGCCGCAGCAAAAGAAGTATTCTTTCCTAGCGGTACATACCTTGTATCTTCAAGTATTACGCTAACTACAGGGCATAGGCTTATAGGCGCAGGCCCTTCTACTGGCGGATCAACTATAAATGTAAGCGCCAACACTATTGATTTATTTACGCCTAGTGCAAATGCACGAAATATTGTAATTGATAGCTTATCTTTAAACTCTCCTACTGGCGGTACTAACTCTGCGGTTAAAGCTAGTGCTTCAGGATTAGCAGAGTGCATACAAAATAATTTACGCATATTAGGGTTTAATTATTGGATTAACGCTACTGAGCTATATTGGCAAAATACCCATACAAACATAAGAAGTTTTTGCCCTAACAGCATATATATATTTGGTACTGGCGGCGGGAGTATTAATAATCTTTTTGAAAACGTATATATAGATTTATCAGGTGCTACGGCTAATGGTTATCAGGCAATTACATTAAAAGCGACAAAAACAACACGGTTTGATAAATGTAATTTTGGCGCAAGTGCTACTTACACTGGAAGATGGATTCAAACAACAAGCTCAAATAATGCGTTAACTTTTGCAAACTGTAACTTTGAAGAAATTGCGGTAGCTAATGCAGACTTTGTATTTTATCATTCCGGCGATACCGACGTTGAGTACAACGCTTGTACTATGGTTGGCGCAACTAAAGCAGGGGCTACAGGCAGTTTAATTTTAGCCCAAGGAAATACTTGTGCGGTTACAATAGTTAACTCTAGTTTTGCACAAGGGGTTAATACAGTAGATTATTATTTAGATATTCAAGCTGCCGCAGTATCTTTAGTAAACTCCCCTGTTTTTAATAACAGTACAAAAATAAATTATAGCGCAAATGGCGGCGTATATCCGCCAGTTATACAAGACTTAAGCAGCGTAAACAAAGAATTAGAATCCGTAACGTATAAACGTATTGCGTCTGCAACAAACCAAGATTTTGCGCAAAAAGAAATATTTACTAGCTATCAAAGTACAGGCGCTGTACATAACTTACTTACGTTTACATATACTGCGCCTATAGACTCAGGAGATACTGCAGCTATATCGGGCGTGTTAACCGTTATGTTCACGGGTAGAAATGATGCTGGCGCAAGAACGTCAGGGTTTGCTAGTTTTTACATAATATATAATAATGATGGTCAAACAACAGTTACTAGAGATGCAATGTTGTCGCCAACTGGCGCTTCGCGGACTGTAGATATAACCGTAGCGCAAAGCGGTACTTCGCTTCAGTTAACAATAACGCCTAATCTTAATGCTATTAGTGGCGGTGAAGTTACCTCGTCGTTTAAATATTTACACGCTAGATTTGCAAGCTCAGATATTTCAGTTGTATATGCAGTTTAATATTCAGTAGCATGATACCGGATGATGTGTGGCAAGTTATCGTTGACCATTATAAGAAATATGATAAGGTAACGTATGACGCAGAAGCAAAAAAAGCAGTAGAGCAGCATGCTAAAGTTGTTAATTTTGATGGCGGCGTGTTTATAGTAGTAGAGAATGAATTTGATTTATTCGTATCTCAAGCTAGACAAGGCAAGTGGAATGTAAAGCATGAGATTACAAAAGTAATAGATTCAATAGCCAAGGATTACCCAACGGCTATAATACAGATACAAGAGGGTAACGCTAAATCTTTACGGTTAGCAAAACATTTTAAGTTTAATGAAGTTAGCCGTAATGATGGGCTTATTAGATTGGAGAAACAATTATGGGTGGAGTAGTTAAAGCAATAGGTAAAATTGCGGGGCCAGCGCTAAGTGTTGCAGGCATGGCGACAGGCAATCCTGCGCTTATGGCAGCAGGGTCTGCTGTAGGCGGTCTTCAAAGTTCTTCAGCGGCTAAAAAAGCGGCCAACGCTCAAGTTGCCGCCGCGCAACAAGCGGGCGACCTTCAAAAGGAAATGTATTATAAAAACCTTGAGTTGCAAGAGCCGTTCCGCGAGGCGGGGCTGTCAGCGCAAAACAAACTGCTAGACTACATGGGTCTAACACCTGGCGCTGGCGGTAAGTACACTAAAGACTTTAGCATGCAAGACTTCCAACAAGACCCAGGCTATGCGTTCCGTATGTCCGAGGGTCTTAAAGCGTTAGATCGTACGGCAGCCGCTAGAGGCGGTATGCTGTCAGGCGCAGCGTTAAAAGGCGCTCAACGCTTTGGTCAAGATTTAGGCTCTCAAGAGTATCAAAACGCGTTTAACCGTTACCAAACTAACCGCGCTAACCAACTTAATCCGCTACAAAGTTTAATGGGTGCAGGTCAGACAGCTGCTAATACTTTGGGTTCAGCAGGTCAGAACTACGCTAACCAAGCTGGTGAAGCGTACATGGGCGCAGGTAATGCCCGCGCATCAGGTTACGTGGGTAGCGCTAACGCATGGTCTAACGCATTAGGACAAGCGGCTAATACTTACAGTCAAAATCAATTGATGAATAGAATGTTTCCGCAAGGCGGCGGGAGTTCTTTTGTAGACCCCTCAATATTTGGCGGCACTGCGGCTCCTGGCGTAAGCTATTTTGGCAGTAATAATTATGTTTCGCCCGTAAGCGGCGGGTTTGTTATATAAAGGATATTTAATCATGCCAATAGATCCAAGTATTGCTTTAGGCGTTAAGCCTATCCAGTTTGAATCGCCAATCAATCAAATGGCGAAAATGTACGAGTTGCAAAACCTGCAACAGACCGGTCAAGCAAATCAGCTTGCTATGCAAGAAAAACAACGTGCGATAGCTGAAGACGAAGCTGTCCGTAATTACTTTGCCCAACAAGACAGAACATCTCCTGACTTTGCTAAAGGCCTTTACGGTATCTCCCCTAAAACAGGTCAAGCGTATGAGAAGTTTCAAGCTGAAACAAGTAAAGAAAAAACATTAGCTAAAAATGCTGAGATAGAACAACTTACTAAAATACACGGTGTTCTTAAAACAGGCGCAACACAGGTTTTGGCTAATCCTACATTAGCTAACGCTATCCGTGTTACACAAGAAGTAGGTCGTATGACAGGCTCAGACGTATCGGCTGATCTAGCACAATTAACAGAGCTAGGAGAAAATCCTGAAGCCATCCGTCGTTGGGCGGCGGGGCATGCACTTGAAGCGGACAAACTATTGCCTAAATTTGAAAGCCAACAAAATGTAATGGTTAACGGTGTACCTACTTCACGTATACTTAGCATAGATCAGTTAACGAATAAAGCAAGTACCTTAGAAGGTTCAGCAGCTCCTACATACAATAAACCTGCGGCAAGCACTGTAGTTAACGTAAATAATGCTCAAGAAAAAGAGTTTGAAAAACAATTAGGCAAAGGTCAAGCCGATAAAGTGTTGGCCAGTAAAGCCAGCGCTGAAGACGCGGCGCAAATACTAGCTACTAACATGGTCGGTAAAACCTTGTTAGATAAAGGCATGCTAACTGGCGTAGGCGCTAACTTCTTTACCACGCTTAACCAAGGTCTTAGCCAGGCTGGTATTGATTTTGGTTACGCTGATGCCGCGCAGAACTCACAAGCATACGGTGCATTAATGGCCGCTAACACCGCTAAAATTATTAAACAGTTTGGTGCGGGTACTGGCTTGTCTGATGCTGATAGGGAATACGCATTGAAAGCCGCTGCTGGTGATATTAAAATGGATGAGAAAGCTATTCGTAAGATTCTTGGCATTAATAACAGAGCCGCGCAAAATGCTATTACTAAACATAACAGAGACGTATCGGGTATTAAGACTAACATACCGTTAGCTGTAGACGTAAAAGATTATACGGCTGGCATACCTGAAGGCCGCACTGGCGCAACAGAAAAAGATACGCGTAAACCTTTGTCTAGCTTAATTAAATCTAAAAGGGATTAACTATGGCTGATAATTTTAAAAATCAGATTAATTCGGCTAGACGCGCAGGGTATTCTGACGCTGAAATTATTGACCATTTAAAACAAACAGATTCTGAGATATCTGCTGCGCTGAATGAAGGTTATTCTCCGGATGAAATCTTAGCGCATATTGCGCCGCCTCCTACCAAGATGGAATCATTTGCGCGTGGCGCAGGCATTACCCTTCGCGGTGCAGCGCCTAGTGTTCTAGGTGCCACAGCCGGTGCAGCATTAGGTGCCTTTGGTGGCCCAGCCGCACCTATCACCGTGCCTGCTGGTGCTTTGATTGGCTCTGCGGCTGTGCCTATAAGTGATGCAGTCATAAGTGCTTACAATGCGCTTGCGGGTAAAAACGTGCGTCCTACATCTGAAGTCATTAAGAATATGTTAGGCGGCCCTAGACCTGAAACTACTAGCGAACGTATGCTTGAGGTTGCAAGTGGCGCATTAACCCCAGCAGGCGTGGAATCAACTGCCGCCGGTTTAGTTAAAGCTGTGCCTGGTATGCTAGGCCGCGCTGGACAAGTTATGTCTCAAGCCCCATTGTCTCAAGTTGTTACAGCGCCTACATCTGCCGCCGTAACGCAAGGCGTTACAGAGAAGTCAGGCAACCCATTGCTAGGCATTGCGGCAGGTGCAGCCACAGGCGGTCTTACTAACCTGCGTACTAACGTGCGTCAACAAGCGTCATCAGCAGATCAACTAGCCCTTCGTGCAAAAGCCAACTACGATACATTAGATGCGTCAGGTTTCCAATTAGACCCTAATGCGTTTAAGACCCATTTCGGTACTATTGCGCCTAAACTTCGCGCTAGTCAAGGCTATGTAGAAAACGCCTACCCTAAAGTAAAAGCCGTTATTGACGAGCTAGTGTCTGACACACCTAAAGACGTGGCAGAGATTACAGCGCTTCGTAAAGTTATCGGCGGTGTAAAAGGCAGTGCAGACGCACAAGAACGATTGATTGGCGGTCAACTAATGGACGAGTTTGATGATTACGTTCTTAATGCGCCTGCGTCAGCCATTGTTGGCGGTGATAAGAAAGCCGTTGAAGCGTGGAAGAACGCACGTCAAGACTACTCACGCATGAAAAAAGGCGAGATATTTACTGACATCATTGAGAAGGCTGAACTATCTCAAGGCGACAAAGGTAAAGCTATTGCAAGCCAACTATCTAGCCTGGCTAAGAACGATAAGAAAATGCGTTTGTTTTCTAAGGCTGAACAAGAGCAAATTAAAGAAGCCGCTAAAGGCGGTAAGATACAGTCCCTACTTAATACTGTGGCCAAGTTTACGCCTATGACGCCTGCTGCGGCTATCTTTACCGCCGTAAGCCCTTGGGGTGCGTACACTGCTGCTGGCGGTTTAGCCAGTAAAGCGGCGGCAACAGGCATGCAAGAACGTCAAGCTAACAGATTAGCCAATCAAATGCGCTCAGGTGCAGGCGCTAAACTACCTATCGCTGAAGGCTTTGCGCGTAACCTACCTATGGCGACGTATCGCCAAGGTGTCAACACTCTTGCAACACAACAACAGCAAAACGCTTTAGCCCAATAAGGTAGATTAATAATGGACGATCAAACATCACGCCTCAACCGTATAGAAGAAAAGCTGGACAAAGTAAGTGAAGCGATTGTTTCATTGGCCCGCATGGAAGAACGAATGATTACGTTGTTTAAGCGCATGGACAGTTACGACGACCATCATCGTATATTAGAAGGCCGCGTGACCAAGGTCGAAGTGACGCATGCGTCAGGCGCATGGGTCGAACGCGTGGTGTGGTTAATTGTTGGCGGTCTTATTATGGGGACAATATATTTTGGTAAATAGTCGTAATGTGTCCGATTTGCATCCTAAAGTCGCTGCAATGTGCAAGGCTTTTATTGAAGAATGTGATAAGAAAGGCATTGACGTATTGATTACATCCACGTATCGTGATGCAGCAAGTCAAACAGCGCTCTACAATCAAGGCCGCACAAAGCCTGGCAACATAGTAACTAATGCCAAGGCGGGGCAATCTTTTCATAATTGGAAAGTCGCGTTTGACTTTTGTCCTATCGTTAACGGCAAATGCCAGTGGAACGATAAGGGCTTGTTTGCAACCTGCGGCGCTATCGCAGAAAGCGTAGGGCTTGAATGGGCTGGTCGATGGACTGGCAAGTTTAAGGAGACGGCGCACTGTCAGTTTACTGGCGGTCTGTCACTACTCGATTTTCAAAAGGGGAAGACAATATGAAAGCATATCTAATTGAACGACTTAAAGAAGCATCTACATGGCGCGGTATCGTAGCGCTACTAACCGCCATTGGCGTATCGCTATCACCAGAGCAAGGCGACGCGATTGTAGCCTTGGGTCTAGCCGCCATCGGCACCCTAGGCGTATTTACAGCGGACAAAAAGTAATGACCGCTATTCTTGCTATCATAGACCGCCTGCTACTTTTAGTAGTAAGGTGGGCTGTGGCAAGAGAACAGGCGAAAGCCCAAAGGTTGCGCGATGCACTCGAAGAAAACCCTGCTGATTGGTACGCTGCTCATTTTGACAGCGTGTCAAACCCAGCAAACACTCCAGCCGACAAAACCAACACTGACGAT